CTTTTTCTATGTCTGCCATTGCAGAGCCTTTCACTAATTCTCCCTTGACTGATTTAGCAAGTTCGATAACGCATGATGGGTTTGCTGGGCGGTCAACGAGTGACACCTCAACAATTTTGCCTGAGCGAATCATTCCGCCTGGGGCTTCTGCTGACTTTTCAATGCGTGCCGATTTAATTCCCACGCTAAAGCCGGTGTATATACCTTCCTCGACAAGGCGAGCGGCTTCTGAGTCAACAATCTTTGCTTCTACAACGTATCCTGTGCCTGACTGTTCCATCTCCATAGCCTTACCAATGGCCTTTGACTGGTGCATCTCGCGGATGTTTCCAATCTTGAACCACTCTGGCATAGCTTCTTTGAGCCACTCTGGGTCGCAGATTTGCTCATCGAGGTCAAGAGTTGCGTCTGTTGCAAGACCCTTTACTCGGATGTAGCCATCTTCGCCACGCTTTGCTGTTAGGTTGCCGAAGTACGCATAGGTAATGTCTTGGGCCATGTTGTTATTCTCCTGAATCGGTAGAGGTGTCTTCTGTTGATGTTTCTGTTGCATTATCTGGCAATACAGCCGCTACTGAGCAACGGCAAGAAGGGTGTTCTGGTGGGTACTCGTCTGTAATGTCGTGAGGATTAGCGTCTTCTTGCGCTGAGCAATCGTCGCAAGCACCGTCATAGGCTAACCAGTCAAACTGTTCAATGCCAGCCGATTGATACGTATCTACTGCCGAAGCGTTGTAGGCACGGTTTGTTTCTGTAACAGCAATAATATCTGCACGAGATTGATCGTTAATGATTAAGTCAATCGCAGTGCCGATGTCTCTAGCACTCATTCCCTCGCTAATTCCAAGAAGTAATGAGTCTGAGATTCGGGTCATTGTTGTCTGCGTAATACCTTGAATCGTAATGCCAGCCTTGTCAAGAAGGGATTGTAACCCTCTACCTGCCAACACTGCGTCTGAGCGAATTACGCGAGCTGCATCTTTACCTCCGGCTTTGCCACCGGCTGTGTAAATGTCTTTTAGGACTCTTACGGCTCTGTTGTTATTCATTGAAACATTGCTTCTGACAGCGCCATGAGCAACTGCCCTCATGTGTTCTGTGTCTTCAAGCGGTGCTGGAACTGCTCGTAGTGCCTGTGAGATTGCTGCGCCCACTCCAGCAACTCCGGCTGCAAGCGCAATACGCATAGCCTTAGAGTGCTTCTTTGACACTGCTTCTACCTCTGGGTAGCTTGGCAGTTCGTGCATCTCTCGCTTAGTAACTAAACCTTTTGGGGTATCAGTTATCTCACTGTTCACAATGTCAGATGCCCATTCGTAAATGTTCTCGGGCATTGGTGTAGCGCCCTTGACAATGAAGTAAGCCTGCTCGTTAAGGTTGTCAGCGAGTTCTGCGTCAAATACGGTGAAGTCAAATGCTCGCCAGTTTCCGCGCTTGTGGCGTGACTTGACAAAGCGACCAAAGTCTTTTAGCTCTTCTGTCATTGCTGACTTCTGATCCGCAGGTGCGCCAACGGCAGGAATGTCTTTCCCTACTGGTGATGGCTTAGGTGGTTGTGCATCGGCTGGCTTGTTGGCTTCAACGGCTGTCTCTGTTTGTGAAACTGTCTCGCCTGTGGTGTCAACTGACAACATTCCCTTGAGGAACTGGATTGCATTACCAGCGACAATGAAAGGCTCGTCGGCCTCAGCCATGTCGTAAAGGTTCTGACCAAGTTCGCCCTGTACGTCGTTGAGTGTCTTCTGACCTGAGAATAGAGCTGTCTGTAGTGCCTTAGAGCGTTCTAGGTCTTCGCGTGCGCCCTTGCGGTCATTAAGAACGAATGTGACGTTCTTGTCTGCATTGAGGTAGCGACGTGAGAGCGAGTTGATAACGGAAACAACGTAGTCTTCCATTGGCTTAGTCGAGACTGACTCTGTTGCTTCTGCTTCGCCTTCTTGTGCGCCCTTACCGCCACCAAGTCCGGCGCGAGCCACGACTCCAAGAGTTGCTGGGGATACACCGAAGATAGATGCAACGCGCTTAATGATGTATTCGTCGTAGTCTGACTTAAAGCGGTCAGCCATCTCTGGCATTGCAACAGGATCAAACCCGTCTGGCAATACCTTGATGCGGTGACGCTCTGCTGTATTGCCTGTTAGGCGACCATTGAGAATACGCTCAAACTCTGCCAGCTTGTGAATGTCTAACTCCTGAGAGTTAGTCTTCATAAACGTCATTGGCATTGAGCCGTTCTGGTATTCAGAGTTCATCCATACTTGGCGGTTCAAGTAAAGCGAAGCGGCTGGGATTGCCTCTTCTACTGGCGAGTAGCCGTATGGCGACCATGTGCGACGGTTCTTAACGAAGACTGAAAGTTGGTCTGTGAGGAACTCTTTGTTGCGACCTGAGCCAGCGTAGAACTCTCCGTCTGCGTCTGGTGAAGCGATGAACTCACCGCGAGGGAAGCCCCATAAGACTTGTTGGTAGGCAGGCTGTGGTGGGTGAGGAATGTCGCCTCGGTTGTCAAGAAGAATCTTGATGGTAGGAGCGTCAATAACGTCGAAGCCTAGAACCTTGCCCTTAAAATTATATCGTGGGTAGACGCACCACTGGTCGTAGGTAAAGACCTGCCATAGGGATTCTGTTAACCATTCAGAGAACGAGCGGTCAGAAGCAACGTATGGGTTCTCCCAGAAGTCACGAAGGCGGTTAATCTCAGCGCCGTAACGCTCGCGACCTAGTAGAGCTGCCTTTGCGTGTGAGCAACTCTCTTCTTGCATGATGTCGGCAATGGCTTGATCCGAAAGAGTCCAAGCGCCTTCTTGCTTAATGATGTCACCCACGCGGATTTCAATGGCGCGGTGAATGATGTCGCATTGCTCAACAAGTGAGTGAAGCACTTGAAATGGAACCTCAGTCTGTGTGATGTTGAGGTTGATTGCGGTCTGGTACTCGTACTTACGAGGTAGAGCGCGACCTGATTCGTCGAGTACAACGTCAATCGGTGCAGGGAGTAGTGGTGCAGCTGGGCCGAGCATTGCTCCGAAGCCACCGCCACCTTCTACAAATCCTGGGCGAGGCATTGGTACAGCTTGTCCGACTGTCGTTACGATTCCTTGACCGGCAGTTCCCATTTGGTTAGCAGCGTAGGCAGAGTTGTATCCACCAGCGTTTCCTAGAGGGGAGTTAGCCATCCCTGCTTTTTGCATTTCAGCAACAATTTCCGCAGCAAGCGTAGTCTTGTTCTTTCGCTGGAATAGAGCCATTTATTGTCCTCGGTGAGATGGGTTGATGCCGGAAGTGTACAACTGCGCTACTGGTTCTCTTAATAGAACTCCGCAACCTTTACAGTTAAATGCTTCTACGTCATTTGGAATACCGCAAGCCGTACAAGACGGTGCGAGTTGTGCAAAGAACCTGTCGGCTGATGCGCCGGTAGCAAGTCCAAGTTCAGTCAACCCATGCACTAAGGCATCGAGTCGGTCTGGTGAATAACCGGAGTCAGGAACCCAGCCGGTCATTTGGTCTTCAAGTAAATCGAAAGCGCCAATGTGAGATACGCGGCCCTGCTCATAGAGCGCAGCTATCGGTTCAGCACGAAGGCGTTTTCCGACCTTAGCCACAATGCCCTTGAATGGGATTGTCGGCTCAACGGATCGGATTGTAAGCTCAACCATGTCTCCGCCCTGGTTCTTTTCAGCAACCACGCGGTCAGCGTTGAACTCATGAAATGCGGCTATTGCCCTGTGAGCCCACCCAGAAGGAGTATCACGACAACTGCGATCAGCAAGAACATAACCCCTACCATCCGTTCCCTTAGCAACAACGACTATTCCTGTTTCGTCAGCGTTCTCACCAGAGGTTGTCGCAGGGTCAATAGCGACCACGACGCGCACAAAGTCAGGTGCTTCTTTAATACGAGCTGACTCAATCATTTCAAGACTCCATAGAGCCCCTGGTGTGTCAGATAAGACCTCACCATAAAGTTCCTGTCTTCCAATACGAGTTCCCTCATAACGGTTTCGCAGTTCAGCGAGCGCAGCCTCAGACAGGTTAGCTGCATTATCAAACGTACTACCTCTTGTGATGACTATTGAACCGTCTGTGCGGCTTATGAACTCTTTAATAAGTTTCGTCGGTCGAGGTGTCGTCGTGATAACGACTTGTGGGTTTCCAATTCGGAGCGCCGGTGCAAGACCAGCAGTCCATGTTTCTTCGTATCTCCATGCCGCAAACTCGTCTAGCCAAGCGCCTGAAAGGTTTAACCCTCGGGCTCGGTCTGGTTCGTCGGCTGAAATCATGTGAATCTTTGATCCGTTAGACAGAGTTATCTGACCATTAGAGCGGTTGTAGAACTTGAGTTGGCCTGGCATAAGGCTCTTGAGTATTCCCGATGGGCCTTCAACACAGGTACGTCGAACGTCTGTGAATGTTGGAGCAACTACCGCCCAGTCTGTGTTGGGTTGCAGTAGTGCCTGTTCGCATAACCATCCTGCGCCTACAAACGTTTTCCCCCATCCACGACCAGCAATGCACAACCAAACGCGCCATTCGCCTTCTGGTGGGAGTTGCTGTGGTCTTGCGCTTGTACGGTAACGGCTAAAACTGAGTTGCTCTTTGGCAAGGTCAGCTTGTTTCTCCATTGACAACGACTGGAGTATCTCCACCGTCGCTGATTTCGCTAAGAACTCGTGCTGTAAGCTCATGTCCATTGACCCCTAGTTCAGCAGATAGACGCGAGATTTCCATGTCAAGTGCATCCATTGTAATACTAATGCTCTTTGTAGGCGCGTCGGTTCCGTTGAGTTTTCCTTTGCGGTCAAAGATTGCCAATGCCCTGTCAATAGCGAACATGGCCGCTTTGTTGTCAGGATCTACTGCCTTCTTCATAACTACTTCAAGAAGCGTGTCAAGGCGTTCGTTTTCTAGTCTGCGGTATTCGTGGACTACTTCTGCTGGTATTGCAGCTAAGGCGCGAGAGCAACGGTTGTAGGCAGTCATCTTAGAAATGCCTAATTCGTCTGCTACCTTTTGGTACGTCAACCCCATTGAACGCAACTTAAGAGCCTGTGTGTCGAGCATGGCTTGGTCTTCTGTGCGAACGAAACCGCTTGATGAGTTTTGTGTCATGTAAAGACGCCTCTGTAAATGTTCACTATGTGGACAAGAAACGCCAATAGTAACATACAATACTACCACATTTGGTTACACCTATGTAATTACTAGCGTGTAGTTATGGTTACAAAAGTGTCTTAGGTTGAGCTTCAGCCCACGCCACTCGTGCCTCAATGATAGGCCAGTAGTCCTCTGTCATCTCGCAACCCATCCAGTTGAAGCCTTCAAGTATTGCTGCGACTGCTGTTGTGCCACTACCCAAGAATGGATCAAGAACTGTGCCGTTAGGTGGGGTGACAAGCTTGACTAGATAGCGCATAAGAGCAATTGGCTTGACAGTGGGGTGGAAGTTTGCTACTGGTCGGTTGCGGTCTAAGCCATTAGCAACGTCTTGTGTGTATCCCTTAGCATTTGAACCACCTGGCTTTTCCGGCAACCCCTCTAGCCCAGCGTTGCGTTCGGACTTACTGGCTTTAGCGCAGTAGAAGAAACGGGCTGCGGAGCCAGAATCGCCATAGAACGGGCTGTCCTCAACACCATTAAACTTTCCTCGTGAATTGCTAGTGCTTCCACCCGTAAGTGTTGGGCCACTTGCTTTGCCTCCAGCACCGGCTTTGTCAGGGAACCCAGCCAGCACTTCATCTGACCCGTCATGGATTACGTTGGCAGGCCAGCGACCGAGAGCGTCAATCGTGCCAACCCTCGACCCATCTATGTTCAGCGCACCTGTGCCGTAGGTCAGGACATTGGTGGCTACTGTGCCTATAAGAGGTTTTCGAGCTACAACGATAGGTTCGTGGGCTGGCTTTAGGGCAGTTCCCCAGCCTTGCCATTCGTCTTTAAGATTGTGCGATTTGGGGAATCCTGATCCATAAATCCACATAATCTGGTCACGAATCTCAAACCCTGCATCCTCTACTGCGCTTGCAAGGCGGTGGTATGTCCTAGAGCCACCAAAGGCAAGTAGGTGTCCACCTGGCTTTAGAACCCGAAGTGCTTGGCTCCATAGTTCTACGCTGTACGCAATCCCTGAGTTATCCCAAGACTTACCCATAAAGCCAAGTTCGTAGGGTGGGTCGGTAACAATTGAGTCCACGCTGTTGTCAGGCATTTCAGCCAGCAACTCTAGACAATTCCCCTTTAGAAGCATTACAGAGACAATACCAGAAACGGTGAGCGCACGTTCGTAGTGTGCATTGCTGAGGCTTCGAGTGCCTGGTACAGACTGCCTTCATCCTCGTGGTCGGTGAATAGTGATCCGAGCGCTGGAGCTGCGCCTGAACCGACTGCCCCATAGCAATAGCCATCTGAGTCTTTCCTGGCTTCAATCATGCCTCGGTCAGAGTTAATCTCGTATAGGTGTCCACGCTCTATAGCCAGTAGTTCCCATTCATCCTTAACGTCGTCAGGTAGTTTGACGCTTTCAAGTAATTGCTCAAGTGTTGGGTTGTGGGCTTTTCCTGCAACTGCAAAGAATAGTTGACCGGCTTTCCATGACCCTGAGAAGCCAATAAGCAAGTTGCCGAACCGAGCCACCTTGGGCGTAGCTGATAGCGAGGCTAGGCCGTCATCGGTGGAACTAAGGCTGTCTGCCCCTATCCAGCACCCATCTGGCGTTACGAGTCCAGCTACAACTGTCATCGTCTATTCCTTGACACTAAGACCATGCCAATTGTCATAATTAGAGTGTCCAAGACCATTACCCAAGAGTTCATGCTTTTATAGCCATCCAAGTAAGAATCCAAATACAAACAAGGGTAATTATTGTTGTACTCATTTCCAGTTCCTTATTGCTTTGTAATACATAATGAGATACAAAGCGCTGTAAGCAATGAAGCCGTACTGATGTGTGTGTATGGCATACACAACCCATACACATTCGTTGATTGAAAGAATGAACCAGCCTCTGACTTTTTTCTCACCAACAAAGAACAGGCCAGTTGATCCAATAGCTGCAAGCACCCATGACCACATCAGTCAACCTCTCCGCAGTTCAGGCAGGGTCGTGAGTAATCAGGTCGGTAGCCATGACAAGTTCGACAGTAATTGCGCTCGTTTGCCCCTTGAAAAATGTTGTCCACCTTGCGACGTAGTTCACTGGACTCGTTGAAACCATCCATAAACTCTGCAAAGTCTTCTTCGCTCATTCCTCAACGGCTCTCTTAATTGCTAATTCAATGAACTCAGACATCATCAAGTCGAGGCGTTTCATGGCTTTTGCAATCTTCATCAACTCGTCAGCGTCGAAGTCAATGGTTATGTGTGTGACTTCGCTCATGGGTTTTCAGGTATGCGCACACCGCAGTCAGGGCAAAAGAATGAAATGTATTTACGGAACTCAGTAGCGCCAGTCTCGGCGTTCAGCAGTCTCATGTAACCGTGTTCGCAGTCTTCAGTCATGGTGCTGTGCCTCCGTTGTTAAATGGATCAACCTCTGCGTAAAAGTCTTTAAGGGTTTTCTTGCTTGCGTAGCTCATTGCTTCGTCTAAGTTTTCCTGCGGAACGCCTGACAACACAAGACCGTCAATAAGTTGTTGTATTTGCCACATAGCCAACATCCCTTGTCTTTCGCTTGCGTTCATCATTCCCCCTTAACCCTAAGTGTTCGATGTCCTGGCGTAAGTTTAGCAAATTGCGCGTACACATCTGGGAGCTGCTCCTTCAACGCCTTAGTGTCCAGCGACTCCCTGTCCTTTGTGGACTTGTAGGTGTAAAGCGTGTCACCGTCAAGTGTCACCGCCTCGGCATCACCCACGATTCTGAGCAGCTGTGCGCGGATGGAGTCAACGTCGGCTTGGGCTTCGTCTAGGCAAGCCTTAGCCTCTCTGTATTCGTAGAGTAGATCCTTGATAAAGTCGTCACCCTCAATCGTCACGCCACCCTCTGATGATGGGTAGACAGCCTTCAGAGTGTCAAAGTCAGCTTGGTGTCCTACAATGTCTGGCTCAATGTTTTCCTCAACGTGTCGCCAGAACTCCTTTTCCATCTCGTACAAAAACACAAGGCTCTCAGGCGTGTATTCAACTTCCCTAATGACTAGACCTTCCCCACCCACTAGGCAGGCGAAAACGACGTTGTGGATGTTTGTGGTGAGAGCGTAGTGACACCCCTGCCACCAGTAAGCGTCGGGAACCTGACCGTTAGCCCAACCCTTTGCGTTGCCCTTACCGGCAATGGCTGTGGTCTTAATTTCTAAGATTGACTCAATGCGCTCTGGCTCTTCCAATACATCAGTAACCTTGCCAGCTTCGTACCTGTCTGAGCCGGAGATAAAGAAATCAACGTTTGCCAGTTGCCATGAGTGGTCGCCCTGAAGCATGACTGGCCAGCAGATGACGGCTGAGTTTGTTTCCTCGGCGTATGCCTCTGCAACGGTTCGCTCTAAACGGTTCCCCCACTTGGCTGCGTCGCCGGCTTCGTTGTTCTCTGTCAGTCCACGCTTGTTAGCCCATAGTGAGTATGGACTCTGATACGAGTTCTTCCCCAAGATGATGCTTGCGTCTGAACCGCCAATACCTTGCTTACGTAGTTCAAGCCATTCATCACGCTCTAGTACGTCTGTTCTTACTACTACTTTGGCCTTTAACATTTAGTGCCTCCTCAAGCTCTAATTGAACACTACACCTGTGACATCGGGATTGTCAACCACCTGCGGATCTAAATCCTGCAGACAATGAGCGCCAAGCGTCAAGCCTAGACTGTGCAGCTCGTAGCGCCTCTCGAGTGGTAATTAGCCTGTTCTGGGCAATTAAGTAAGCCAAGTGTGCTTCCTCGCATTGAAC